CCGTCAGATAGGTAAAACTACAATGATGACCATATATGCTTTATGGATTGCTTGCTTTAATGAAGACCAACGTATTCTTATTGTCGCAAATAAAGAAGGTACAGCTATAGAAATAATGCAAAGAATCCGAATGGCGTATGAAGAATTACCCAACTGGTTAAAACCAGGTGTAAAAGAATATGGGAAAACATCAGTTACTCTAGCAAATGGTACGCGAATAGGTATATCAACTACCACAGGCACTGCTGCTCGTGGTCAATCAGTTAACTGCCTTATATTAGACGAGCTTGCATTTATCGAGCCTCATTTAGTAGAAGAATTTTGGAAATCAGTATATCCTATTATTTCATCATCTAAAAAATCTAAAATCTTTATAGCATCAACAGCGAATGGCACTGGTAATTTGTTCTATAGACTATATGATGCAGCAGAAAGAAATGAATCCAATTGGGCGTATGATAAGATTTTATGGAATGAAATACCTGGTAGAGATGAAATGTGGAAAAAAGATACTATCGCATCTATTGGTTCAATGGAAGCCTTCAATCAAGAATTTAACTGTGAATTCTTAGACTCAGGGGAAAGTTCATTGAATGAAGAGTTATATGCTAAATTAATACAGCGTTCTGTCGAACCTAAGTTTATTTTTGATGAAGGTAGCTATCTATTATGGGATGAGCCTGGTAACGATGGTACATATGTAGCAAGCGTCGATACATCGGAAGGTGTAGGTGCTGACTATTCCGTTGTACAGGTGTTTGATTATAGTGATCTAACTAATATAAAGCAGGTAGCTGCTTATAGTAATAATACTATATCCCCTTATGAGTTTACAGAGAAGGTGTATGAGATATTACAACATTGGGGGAATCCATTAGTTTGTATAGAAAGAAATAATTGTGGTGCTCAGGTTGTAGATAACTTAAGTCGTAATTATAACTATGAGAATATTGTATCTTGGGGCGCGTCAACAGCTGGCAGGGCAAAAGGCCAGCTCGGTATTATAGCCCATACCAATACCAAACATAAAGGTGTTACTAATATGAGATATTGGGTTAATGAATTAGAAAGTGTTGAAATACGAGATGTTAATCTAGTTAAAGAGCTGAGAGACTTTATTAGATACCCTAACGGTACTTGGGCAGCAAAGAGAGGAGCCGGTAATCATGACGATAGAGTAATGGCAATGATCTGGAATTTAATTATATTAGAGGATGAGGTTGTTAAGAGATATTTTGAAGTAGCACAGCTAGATAAAAATAATAAGCCATTACAAATTAAACAATTGGACTTTGGGATTAAATATTTTATGAACCCAACGTCAATGTATAGTAATGAGAAAGATGGAAGTCTAGATAATACCTCTCCTATTATAATAGGCAATGCTATGAATCAAGATTCCGACTTAGATCAGCTATATAATGCAGGGTTTAAACCACTACAATAAGATATGTCAATAAATCAATCACAGTTAAACAAGAGCAGATTAGATAAATTTTTAATGGTTATCAATCTACCTACATCATTAAAGAATATTAATACAACAGATCTTGGTAATCGAAAAGATAAGGTTGTAAATGAAAATTCTATACAGTTTTCTGTTTACGGTGCAGTAATTCCGAGTGTTACGGTACCTGAAATTACTGAACAATATGCTGGTCAAAGCTTTAAAGTGTCAAGTCATCGAAGACCTGCTTATGAAAATGTAAGTGTTAAGTTTACGGTCGATAATAAGTTCAATAACTACTGGGTGTTATATAAATGGTTAGATTTATTAAACAATGATAGAGGTTCAGTTTTTGATTCAGATGATCTTTCTAATACACCAAAGCTTCCTGCAAGTAGTCGAGATAAGAATAAATCTAGCAATCCCCCTGAACTATATATGACAGATTTAGTTTTATATTCAAAAGACGAATTTGATGCAAATGTGGTAAAATTTACATATAAAAATGCTTTCCCGGTTAGTTTAGGACAAATAGATTATAATTATCGTACCGAAAATGAAATCGAAACATCGTTTCAATTTGCCTTCTCTCAGTTATTAGTAGAGCTATTGTAAATTTTTGTCACTAAAAACCATAAATAATATTATGGGACGTACAATTCAATCACCTGGTGTAGAGATTAATGAAATCGATTTAAGTTTAAGACCGAATATAGCTACCGGTACAACTGTGTTAGCTACCGGTTTTGCAGATAGAGGACCTACTGATGAGGTCATTCAAGTTACAAGTTTAAGCGAATTTGAGCAAATTTACGGAGTACCAACGACTCCTGCTGAAAGATATTTTTACCATACTGTAAAGCCAATATTCAATTCTCAAGCTAATATTTTAACATATAGACTACCCTACGGTTCAGACTCCGGGGCAGGCTTTGGTAACTCATACGGTGCATTAGCATATCCAGCTATCCCAGTAACGTTATCCGCGGTAGGGAATGATATCAACAGTGCAACTTTAACATCTTACGATCAACCACTATACTCTAACGGAGACCCTGTACCAGTGGTATATACTTTAGGTGCACCTGCGCACTTTGAATTAACTGAGACTCAATATAATAATATTCTTAAAGGTGAGGGATTTACATGGTCATCAACAGCAGCACCCTCCGCGGGCGCGATAGATTCTTTTGATAAACTATCTCAAGCTGCTATGATCGTGCTTAATAAAGGTCAAACAACTATTAATACAAAGTTTGAAGGATTTTACTTTGGAGCGATCGATAACTCTAATATTAATGACGTTACAGACTACGATGGTATCCGTTCTACAAAGACTTTAACAAAGAGCGCGTTCAATACTAATTCATATACGACTTTACCCACAGCTCGTTTAGGGTTTGCATTATCAGCAGATAATACTGCACTGACTAATACATTCGGTCAAGAGGATGATAGTATATCAGAAAAAATGGAAAATCTAGCCGAGTTTGATTTATCAACCAACGCATTTAAAGATACTCTTTCTGTCGGATTATTTAAACTAAGACAATCGGTATTTGCATCTGATGTAATTAAGTTAGATTACGTAGTTTCAGAAACATATGTCGGATCTTTTGACTACCATCGTCAGCAACAATCCCAAACTGGTGGTGCACCTACTTCATTCTTCCTTGGTACTAAAGAAGATCAATCTCCAAATATTTCCATAATTATTAATGAGAATCTATCTCATAAAAATAATGTAACTTGGAGAGGTCTAGATGGTGTACCTGTTAATAGTATAAGAATGGCTCGTGGATTAAGTACATCAAACTTCTCTAGTCTATCCGCCGGCTTTGATTTTCCGACAAACTCAACAGTAACTGCTAGTGTTTCAACTAATTTAATAGCAGCTGATACTGGTGCTAAAGACGCAACTAGCTTGTTTCCAATAGGTTCATACAGCGCTCCAAATGCTAAAGGTACCACTAAGGATCTTGGTAGTATTCCAAAGAAACTAGATAGATTGCTCGATAGTGTTGAAAATCCTGATATATACGATATTGATATTACTGTTGAAGGTGGTCTCGGTACTATTAACGCTGCTCGTGAAGAAAACGGCGAGGGTAAGTACTATGATGAAACATCATCAATTGAATTGTCAAGCTATTATACATCGGATGTTACAAAAATTACCAATAATACATATAGAAATAATTGGAAAACAATTTATAATAAGTTTAATGATTTTGCAGAGAAAAGAAGAAAGGATCACTTATTTATTGCTGATCTTCCAAGACCGATCTTTGTACAAGGGGCTAATTATAAGACGCTGCAAGATCCTAATAAGAACTTCTCGCTTCATATTGGTGCACCTGTCAAGGCCTTTACATCCATCCTTAATTCAAGCTACTCCACAACATATGCATGCTGGTCTAAGGTATATGATTCAGTATTAGACGATCAGTGCTGGGTGCCATTCTCTGGTACAGCTGCTGAATTAATGGCTAATACCGATGCTAACTTTCAACCATGGTTTGCACCAGCAGGCTTTACAAGAGGTAGAGTAGGTAGTGTAAACGACATTGTATTATATCCGAAGCAAAAACAAAGAGATAATCTTTATAAGAACTCTGTTAACCCAGTCGCATTCTTCCCAGGAGATGGCTTTACAGTATTCGGGCAGAAGACGTTACAATCTGCACCGACCGCATTTGATAGAATTAATGTACGTAGATTGTTCTTAAATCTTGAAAAAGCAACTAGACAAACAGTTAAGTTCTTTATATTTGAACCGAATACGTTATTAACACGTACGAGAGTTATTAATACATTATCACCAATTTTTGATAATGCTAAAAATACAGAAGGTTTATATGATTTCTTATTAGTTTGTGATGAAAGAAACAATACACCGGCAGTTATTGATCAAAATGAATTAATAATTGATATCTATTTGAAGCCGGTAAGAGCAGCAGAATTTATCTTAGTTAACTTTTATGCTACAAGAACCGGTGCTGATTTCAATGAATTAGTTGGTTAATAGTGGTGTATAAATAAATAATTTTATGGCCGATTCAAAACTTACAGACTTACCAGAAATGTCAGTTACTTCGTTGAATAACGACGACGTACTATATATAGCTAAAACTTCTGACCCGGTTGCTTCAAATAAAATTACTTATGCTAATTTAATTAATACTAAGTTTAATAATTTATCAGCCAGACATGATACATTGGATACTAATTTTAATGCATTGCAAACTGATTTTGATGAAAAAATGATTGAATTTAATTCATTGAATGATTCAATAACATCTTATGAAGTACATCTTTCAGGGTTTGATTTAGTTAGTTATAATAATGCAGGTACAAATCAAAGATT